TGTCCTGTGCGGCGCCCCCTCCAGTGATTCGACCCCCCCCTCCCCCTGCGCGCGGGAGTCAGCGGATGCCGAAGCCCAGCTCCTCGATCGCCAGCTCCTGCTGGTGACGTGGTGAAGGCGAGAACCAGACACGACGTGCGTCACGTGCACCAGGCGCACGACCGTAGAGCACCATGGCCTCGCTGTTCTCAGGTACCACGACGAGGGGCGTCTCGCCGTGGCCCGACCTCTTCCACGCACCGAGCAGCAGCTCCTTGTCCTCGGTGTCGGCCACGGCCTCGAAGGGGAGCTTCAGGCCACGGATGGGCTCGCTGCCCAGGTTGCTGACGAACGACCCTCCACCAGGCGTGTCGTGCCGCACCTGCGGCATGCGGTGCGTGACCTGCCAGGGCGTGCTCTGCGGGGCGATCGGGTACAGCGTCAGGACCTTGGCCTGGCCGAGCACGACGTCACCCACACCCGGTGCGGTGGGCGACCACGTGCCCGAGGGCGCGGTGCCTCCGAACACCAGTTGCGGGACGCGCCAGTGCCGGGCGTACTGCATCGTGCCCAGGTACGCGTAGATCGAGGGGTGCTCGAGCAGGGGGGCGAGGGTGGCCTGCAGGGTGTCCACGGTGGCGAACGCGTCCGTGCTCGAGCGCAGGGTGGGGGTCCAGAACGGCTGGATGGTGTGGCCGAACACCCCGCAGAAGTCGACCCCGGGGAAGGACGTGATGTTGTCGACGAACCAGACCTGATTGACCGAGGACCTGAAGATGTGGCGCAGGATGACCGTGTCGGACCTGCAAGCCTCGTAGCTCTCGACCTGGAAGTTGATCCCCTGGTAGACCCCAGCCGCCGCATATGGCCCGTTCTGGCCGGTGATGGCGGCGATGGCCCCTGACTGCCAGGCCCCGCCGCTGGTGAGGTACTTCCCGGTGTTCATGTTGAAGATGCGCAGCGCGCCCGCGGCGTTGGACCCGTTCCCCGCGTCGCGGAACTGCGTCCTCCACCAGGCGCCCGCTGGAACCTCGATGTCCTGGATGGCGACCGCCTGACTGTTCCCGCCCACGAGCGAAATCGCGCCGCCGGTGCCCCCGTCGACCTCGGCCGCGGCCGTCGTCCTCGAGGCGACACCCGTGCCGGCCTGGGAGAACGTCCAGCCCGTGGAATCGGTGTCGAGCGTCGGGTTGACGATGATATTGAGGTCGGCGAGCCACCAGGAGGTCGCCGCGTAGGCGCTCAGCCGGCAGAGCGTCCCGGGGTCCTCGTCGACCATGAACGCCGCGCCGAACGACGCGTGCAGGCCGGGCGAGCCGGTGATGGTCGCGCGCTTGAGCGCGTTCATGAGCCGGCCGGACAGCAGCAGGGTGGCCACGTTCAGGCCCCGATCGCGATCAGCGCCGCGCGCGTGAGCGCGTCCTGGGCGGTGGCGGCCTCGAACAGCTCGATGTCGGCGCCGAGCTCGCGCGGGAAGCCGCCGGCCCAGCGCTCGGCGGGCGGCCCGCCCTCGACCTGCCGCAGCACCATGATGTGGCCGCGCCGGACCATGGCGTCGACCAGGATGTAGACCTGCGTCTTGTCGGTCGAGAACGCCGGCGTCTTCTCGACCTCGATGAGCTGGTGCGAGTCGTCTGACATGCGGATGAGCCACGCGTCGTCGATCGCGAGCCCGCCCGCGCGCACGTTGGCCAGGCGCTCCCAGCCGAGCACCTTCTCGGCCGCCAGCAGGTCGGCCGACCTCGCCGGCAGGCTGCGGATCTCGTCGAGCGTCATGGCACCCTCCCCCATCAGAGGCGCGCGATCTCGGCGTCCGTCAGCACCTCGTGGGTCAGCTGGACGTCGTAGATGGCGCCATCGAACCAGTTGCTGAGGCCGCGCTCGCTGCCCCAATAGACCGGCGTGCCGGCGACGAACGTCGGGACGGCGCCGACGACGTCGGTGCCCTTCACGCCGGCCACGAACACGGATTGCGTGTGCGCGGCGAGGCCGCTCGCGCCGCCAGCAGGCACCCAGCGCGCCGCGAGCTTGATCTCGGTGTCCCGCGTGACTGAGGCGATGAGCGACGCGGTGTACGTGGTCGCCCCCACGCGCCGGATGAACTCCCAGGCGCCGGAGGCCTGCGAGTAGCGCACCAGCACGTAGTGCGTGGCCGAGTAGTAGACGATCTCGACCACGCGCACGGCGCCGGCGGGCAGGTCGGCCGAGTTCCACCACGTCATCACGCGGCACGCGAACGTCCCGCCGTCGTTCGGCCAGGCCTCCTGGCCGGCCGGCTGGGCGTCGCTGAAGACGTCCGCCGCGCGAACGAAGGCGGCGCCGTTCGTGAGCATGCGCGACGTCGCGTAGGGCCCGCTCTCGAGCTGCAGGTCGAAGATGCGCGCCTCGTCCGTGGCCGTCGCCGTGTTCGTCAGGAACTCCCAGAGCAGCTGGTAGGACGCGCCCGGCGTGAAGACGTACCGGAAGCGCGTCGCGGTGGTCGACCCGGACAGCGACGCGATGTTGGCCGCGCCCGCCTGCCATAGGCCGGTCCCGGGATTGAAGTAGAAGCCGTCCGTCGACCGCTTCAGGCGCGCGAGCAGCGTGCCGCTCACGTTGCGGTACGTGAACGAGGCGGCGATCGGCGCCGACGGCAGCGCGTCACACTGCCCGGCCGCGGACACGAGGCTCCCGGCCACCGCGCCGTTCGCCTTCACGCGCACGTGGTTCGCGGTGAGCTGCGTGTCCCACACCGCCTCGTCGTTCATGATCGCGGTGTCGCCGGCCGACGATCCCCAGCCGGCCAGGCTGCCGCTCACGAAGCACGAGTCCTTGAAGTAGTTGGTGCGGGCCTCCTCGTGGAGCCGGCCGCGGCGGTCGTGCTTCTCGTAGTTGCGCTCGACCTGGACGACGCGGATGCCGCCGGCGTTGTGCGCCCCGGGGTCCTCGACGTACGCCAGCGAGTTGCGGGTCAGCGTCCGCGCGCCACCCGGCGACGCGACACCGATGCCCTCGCCGTAGTGGCTCGCGCTCAGGACGCTGCGGCCGATGTCCCAGAGCGTGAACACGCCGACGTTCCAGCGCAGGTCCTGGAACGTGAGCTCGACGCTCATCGAGGTCGGCATCTCGCGCACCTTCACGAGGCGGAAGAGGCGCGGGTCGTCGACCGGCCAGCCGGACGCGGCCGCCACCGGCGCCAGCGAGTGCGCGATGCGCGCCTCACTGCCCAGGTCAAGGTTCACGTCCCAGACCGGCACGACGATGGTGAGAAACTTTCGACCCTTGCGGTAGGCGCGCAGGCGGCGTGTGAGCACGTCCCGGACGCGATCGTGCTCGCCCGGCAGCGGGTCATAGTCGACGTCGACCCACAGCTGCGTGTTCCAGAGCGGATCGCGTGGGAACCCGCCTGCGTCCGTCGTTCGCCAGCCGGCGATCGCGCCGTCCAGCTCCGTGGGCGTCCATCGCGCCGCCGTGACCGGGCTCAGCGCCCAGGCGTGGGTCTGGAACGAGGGGTAGCTGATGACGGCGCCGGCCGCCCTCGAGGTGCCGTCGTAGGGCGTCCCGCTGAACCAGAACGCCGGCGCCCACGTCCTCGGCCAGGTGCCCGGGTCCGGGATACCCGACGTGCCCGGCGGGTCCCACGCCATCCAGAGGTTCATGGTCACGCTGTTGATGAGCACCGTGGCCGGCAGCAGCGTCGAGACGGGCCCGAGCGTGACCCGCATCTGGCAGTTGATCGTGAAGTCCGAGGTCGTGACGTACGTCAGGTGATTCGTCGCGTTGTAGACCTCGTTGATCGCCGAATAGAACGCGCCGCCGCCGCTCGCGGACACGCCCGTGCCACCGTCGTCGCCGTCCGGGTAGATGCGCAGCCTGGCCATCAGTACACGTAGGCCGGGCTGACCGGCATGTCGATCGACGTCGCCGCGAGCGCGCCGATCGTGGGGTCCATCACGGTGAGCGTCTGGAGGCCTCCCGAGTAGGTGCCCGTAATCTGGTCGGTCACGGAGTCGTCCTCGTGCTCGTACCGCACATGCCCGCCGACGCTGCGCGCGTCGGCGATGAGGAGGGGCGCGGCTGCCGCCTGGGCGGCGGTCAGCAGGTGGTTGTCGAACCGGACGGCGAGCTCGCCGAGCTCGTTCCAGTACGCGCGCGCCTCGCGCGAGCGGCACCAGTTGTTGAGCAGCGCGCCGCCGGTGGCCGACGCGTCGAGCAGCCAGCTGTCCTTGTAGCCCTTCTTCGTGGCGAAGTCCTTCGCCGTCGTGAACGCGGCGGTGCTGATGGGCGCGGTGGAGTCGGAGAGGAACGCACCCGTCTTGTAGTCTCCGAACACGAAGTTGACGAGCACGATGCGCAGCAGGTCGACGGGGTTCTCGGCCAGCGCGCCGGCGCCGGTACCGGTGAGGTCGAGGCCTCGGCCGTCGGCGTAGATCTGCGGGAGTGCTCCGCCGCCGGCGTCGGCCGGCGACGACGCGAACTTGATCAGGGTGTAGAGGCGGCCACCCCGGGTGACGTACTCGACCGTCCAGCCCGAGATCGGCACCGTCCGGTCCTTCGAGCTAAAGACGCGATCGGCGTCGGGACCGAACGCCCACCCGCGTGACCACAGGAAGCGGAACGCCTGCGTATCGACGCATGGGCACAGAACCGCGCCGCCGTCGCCCTGGCCGCGGCTGTTGCGCTTGCCGAGGACGATCTGCGCTGGTTTTCCGATGACGCCTTCGTCGGCCGCATGCGGCCAGTCGTGGCGGCCGAGGATGACGCGCAAGGCCTCGCGCCGCAGCGCCGTATCCCGGAACCCGAACCGGAGCGTAGCGAGACCCGGCTCCGGGAAGTCGGGCTTCGTGAGCGCGCCCACGAACCGCTTGCTCCACTTCGTCGGGTCCACCGAGGGCGCCCCCAGCCACGCGGTGATCGGCGAGCCCCGCAGGCTCGCGGTGGACTCCACGAGGCCGGCCACGAGCTTGTCCTTGTCCACCAGCGTGACGGCGAACTCGCCGCTCTCGAGATCGTTGCTGCGGCTCATTGCGGAGCGCGTGATGTCCGACGTGCTCTTGACGCGGCCGCCGTACTGGACGCCGGCGCCCACGGTGGCGGCGAACGACGCCGGCGCCCAGCGGTAGGTGGTTCCGCCGACCACGACGTCGTACCCGTAGCTCAGAGAGCCGCGCGGCGCCGCCTGCATCTCCGGGGTGAGGTACGGCACCGTCAGGCCCCGAGCTGCTTGAGACCGGCGGAGAGGTCCGCGAGGACGTTCCCGGTGTTGTTGCGGGCGACGTCCTTGAGCGTCTCGAGCACGTCCTGGCCAGCGCGCGACGGGTCGGGCGACATCACGTTCAGCTCGCCGATGTGGAACGTGACGCCGCCACCGCCGCCGATGCGCACGCCGCCCACCATCCCGCCGTCCCGCACGACCTGGGCGGGCACCGCGAGCTCGGGCCCGCGCTCCGCGAAGTCGTAGGCTCCGCGCTGGATCATCCAGCCGCCGCCGGCGCGGGCGCCGTACGGCTTCCGCTCCTCGCTGGGGTCGAACGTCCCACCCCCGCCGCTTCCATCGCCATGCTGCTGCTGACCATGGCTGCCGCTGCCCTGGCCCGGCGACGGCGATCCATTCGTGACGAAATTGGTGGTAACGGTGACGGTCCGGTCCGGAATCTTCAGTAGCGCATCCACGAGCCGGTTGATCGCGTCGACAGCGCGCGCGAGGCCGGCCGACAGGGACTCGGTGTAGGTGATCCCGGCCGCCTCCGCCTCGGTGTAGGCCTCTCCGTTCGCCTTCAGGAGCAGGCCTTGCTTGATCATCGAGTCGATGATTGGGCGCATGCTCTCGGGGATCGCCGTGCCGCTCGCGATCGCCTGCTGAACGTAGGCCGAGAAGTCGGCGGCCATCCGCTGCTGCACGAGCGTCACGTCGGCGCCGCCGGCGACGAGCAGCTGATAGTTCTTCAGCAGCGACGCGGCCATGTCGTCCATGGCCTTCTGCGCCATCTGGGGCACTTCAGCGGCAGTGAACCCGTACTTGTCCATCGCCTGCTGCAGGGCCTCGGTGGCCTCCTCGGCAGCCGCCAACGAGTCCTTGACCTGGTTGATCGCGTTCGCCAGCTCGGCCGCGTTGCGGGCCCGGAAGAACGCGTCGAGGGAAACGCCGGCCTCCATGGCCTTCCACTCGAGCTCCTTGATGCCGCCGGCGGACCTGATGAACTCCGCCCGCATCTGCTGCAGCTCCTCGCGGACCTGCTTTCCGCGGCCGAGGAACCCGAGGAGCCCGCCGGCCACGGCGCCGATACCGGCGCCGATGGGGCCGAAGCTGGCGCCGAACGCAGCGCCCGCGGCGGCGCCGCCCAGCACCCCGGACTTGTATGCGGTCACCGCGGCGGTCAGGCCGGCGATCGCAGTCTTGCCCTTCTCGGCGTTCTCGAGGTCGACGAACTTGACGCCCTTGGTGACCTTCCCGTCCTTGTCGATGGAGTCCTTCAGGCGCGCCAGGACGGGGGCGATCGACTGCGCCGCGGCCTTGCCGGCCAGGAAACCGGCCACCATCCGGGACAGCACGTTGTCGGCCTTCACGCCCAGAGCGTCGAAGACGTTCGTCAGGGCGCCGAGCAGGCCCTGCCAGTCCATCGTCTTCTCGACCGCCTCCGAGAGCTTCGTGTTGACGCCCTCGATTTCCTTCCTGGTGGCCACGAACGGCTTCACCATCAGGTCGGTAAGGTGGCCGTCGCCGAACCGCTTCTGCATGGTGTCGACGACACGGATCAGCGCCGCCGGCGGGCCGGCCATCAGCGCTTCGTTAGCCTTCGCGCGGACCTCGGCGTCCCGGATCTCCTGCTCGGACTTCCTAAGGGCCTCGGTCGCCTCCTCGATCGCGCGCTTGTAGGTGACCGCGGCCTCGGCGCCGGCCTTCATGCCCTCGCCGTGCGCCTTCGCGGCGCCGGCGCCGGCGTGCTGCACGCCGGCCAGGCCCGCCACCTTGTCGCGCAGCCCCTCGACCACGCCCTTCACCTTCGTCGTCAGCCCCACGAAGCCGTCGAGCGACTTCTGGTGCTCCTGCAGGTCATCGGCCGCTTCGGCGGTGATGGAGTCGATCCCCCGCTTGTACTCCTCCCAGAACTGCGAGGCCTTCCACGGCTGCGTCATCACCTTGAACTGCAGCTTCAGGGTCTCGACGAGCATCAGCGCGCCCGTCTTCACGTACGTCCACGTGTCGAGGAGGGCCTTCCAGGCCGCCGCGAACACCTCGATCACGGTGATGCCCTGGATGAGGGCCTGCAGCAGGAACACCACGCCGCCGTCGACGTACGCGCGGATGTCGGACTGGTTCTGCCGCACCCAGATCGACAGCTGACCCATGATGTCGGTCAGGCCCTCGATGAGGGCGTGCAGCGGCTCGCTGGTGACGATCGCGGCCGCGACGTTGTTCGACAGCCCGCCGAACGTCATGCCTAGCATGCCGACGGAGTCGCCCAGGTCGTCGGCCGCCTTGACGACGTCGCGGCTCATGATGATGCCGAGGTCCTCGGCGCGCTTCCGGATGGCCTCGAAGTCGGCGCCCAGGGGCACGAGCTTCGCGCCGCTCTTCCCGAGCAGCTCGACGGCGAGGGCGTTGCGCTTGGCCTCGTCCTCGATCTTCGAGAGGCCCTGCAGGATCGCCGACATCTGCTCGCCGGCGGTCATCTTGCGGACGTCCTCGAGGCCGAGTCCGATGTCCGAGAGGGCCTTCCTGGTGGCGGCAGACCCCTCCACCATCTTCCGCTGCAGCTTCACCATGCTGTCGGCGATCGCCTCGGCGCCGACCCCGACCATGGAGCCGGCCACCTCGAAGGCCTGCAGGTCGGTGACCGCGATGCCGGTCACCTGGGAGAGGTCGGTCATCTTGCCGGCCATGTCGAGGAGGTGGTTCACGGACGCCAGGACGCCGGCGCCGACGGCGGCAGCCGCGGCCGCGGCGGCGACGAGGCCCGCCTTGATGCCCGCGCACGCCTTCGTGATCACGGCCTGGGCGCTGGCGGCCTTCTTCCCCGTGTCGTCGAAGTCCTTGCCGGTCTGGACGAGCTCGGCGCGTCCCTCGGAGTCGATCTTGAGCTTGACGTAGGCGACCGCCATCAGCGGCCGCCCTTCGACTGCGCGGCGACCTTCATCGCCTCGCGGCACGCCTTCATGACCCTCGTGACCTGGGGGCTACCGGCGGCGTCCTCGGCACGGCGGTAGATCTGGCGCGCGATCCGCCGTGGGTAGAGGCTCAGGAACGCGCCCAGCTGCGGCGAATCGCTGATCAGCATGAACGCGGCGTTGGCCGCGCTCTCGAGGTGGCTCGGCAGGTCGACCCGCGGGCACCGCCGGCCGGACAGCTGCCACGGCTGCTTCGGGTCGGCGAGCTGCTGCGGCGAGAGGCAGGGCTCGATCTTCACGTGGTCGCCCTCCTTCACGGGCCGCTCGCCGCCGATCACCATCGCCACCTCCCGCGCCTGAGTCGCGGTGCGCACCTCGATGCCGCCGGTCATCTCGCAGGCGGCGCAGCGCAGCGGCTGCAGGTCCGTCTGCAGCCGCCACGCGATGAACTCGCTCAGGACCGCTCTTCCCCCTCCTCCACCTCCGCCGCTCGGAGCCGCAGCTCCTTCTCCTTCTCGAGGATCCAGTCCGCGACGTCGGGCTCCTCGGTCAGGAAGAATGCCTTCACCGCGTCGGTCAGCTCCTTGTCAAGGTCGACGAGATCGCCCGCGGTGACCGGGCGGCCGAGCGCATCCGACAGGCCCTCGACCTGGTCCGCTGCGACGCGCAGCTGCAGCCCTTCGGTCGAGGTCCAGGCGTAGACGGCCATGTCCCGGGTGTACGCGGCCGCGTTCGACACCGAGACCTCGCTGACGTTGTCGCCGGCCCGCTTCACGCGGTTCAGCTTGTGCTTCACCGTCAGCTGGCGATCGACGCCGGGCGGGATGCGCCGCACGCCGAACTTGATCGGCTCGTTCGTCTCCGGGTCCAGCCGGAAGACGAAGAACCGTTCCTTCTCCTTGCGCAACGTCAGGGCCATGGTGCCGTCCTATCCAATCAAGCGGGGCAACGCGCTGCCTCCCGGCGCTCGCGCCCCTGAGCTGTTACGCCAGCGCGTCCGTCGTCTTCTGGCTGTAGATCTCGTACGTGCAGGCGTCGAGGTAGCCCGCGGTGAAGCCGGTCGGGATCGTCAGCACGTGGAAGGACTCCCACGGCTGCGACCACACGACGGCGCCGGCGTCGCTGATGTCGGGCTTGCCCTCGCCGAGCAGGATGTGCGGGAACCACAGCTTGTGCTGGAACTTCTGCGTGGCCGCGCCCGCCAGCGTCGTACCGGTGATGGTGCACGTGGCCTTCTTGGCGTTGCCCGCGATCTGGTCGGCCATCAGGGACGCGTTGCCGCCGGTGCCGTCCTCGAGGATCTCGAACTCCCACGTGCCCGAGACCTTCGCGAACCCGTTCGGAACGGGCTCCGACGTCTTCGTGCCGAACCGCGTCGAGATGCGGCGGTCGAAGGCGCGCTCGACCGTCACCTCCCAGCCGACGGTGTAGAGCGGCGACGAGCCGAGGCCGGCGCCGCCCTGCGCGTTCATCTCCCACGCGCTGTGGCCGAACATGGCCACCTCGCGGTTCGACGGGTAGGTCACCGTGTCGATGGTGGTCGTCGTGTTGATGACCGAGTCCGTGACGTAGTCGAACCCGATGCCCTGCATCTCGAGCTCGATCGCCTCTCCCGACTTGGCCCGCAGCGTGGCGCGGAACCACTTCACGGACGGGATCTCGACGACCTGCGTGTCCTTCAGCAGCTCGTAGGCAACGGTGCTGAAGATGCCGTCGAGGTCGTCCTTGAGCTTCAGCGGGTGAAGACGGGCCGAGGTGTCGACGACGGACGGCACGCCCGCGGTGCCCCACAGCAGTGCGAGCGTGGTCTCGAGTCCCTCGTACGTGAGCTCGACCTTGAGCGTCACGTCGACGATGCGGTTGCCGAGCAGGCTCGGCCGCCGCGTGATCTTGCCCGTCAGGCTCTTCTGCTCGACGAGCTGGGTGTTGCCGGGCGTGGCGAGGGCCAGGCCGTAGACCCCGTGCCCGGCGCCGCCAGCGACCGCGGTGCCCCACGTGGCGCCCTTACGGTTGGCGATGGTCCCCTGGAACCCCTTCGCGCGCATCGGTTAGACCTCCTCGCCCGACCGGCCGGGCTCGACGTCGTCCTGGTCCTCGTCGTCGTCGATGGGGCCGAACTCGGGCGCGGTGGCGGCCGCGGTCTTGCGGCGCTCCTCGGCCTCCTTCTTCGCGGCGGCCTCGGCCTCCTGGCGCTTCTTCTTGGCCTCGCGCTCGACGGCCTCGCGGCGCGACAGCTCGGCCAGGACGAGGTCCTCGCCGGCGTCGTCGATGGGCTTCGCGGCGGGCGGGTCCTGCAGGCACCACTGCACGCCGAGCTCGTCGGGCACGTTGTAGCGCCGGCCGGTGCGCAGGTCCTTCAACACCGGATGGTGCTGGGAGTCGATGAGCCACTTGATCTTCATGCGGTCCTCCGCGTGCTGAGCTCGCGCGCGCGGACGCGCTCGACGAGCTGAATGTGGTGCGCCTCAAGGACGCCGACCGTCGTCGGCCGTGGCGCCTCCCCGTCGACGTGAGCGGCCAGCGCGCCCATGGCCCGGACCAGCTCGCCCGCCGTCGCCTCGAGGGTGTCGACGCGAGCGCGAAGCTGCTGTAGCTCGAGCTCGGTGCTCATGGCGCGCCCGCCGGGCACCTGTACGGGATCACGGTGCGGAAGAGGCAGACGACCCAGCCCTCGTGGTCGAAGGTCACGACCTCGATTCCGTCGGGGACTTTCATCACGTTGATGGACACCTGCTCGTTCCCCGAGACGAGCTGCGGCTCCGTCGCCAGGACGCGGATCACGTCCCGGGTGAGCCGGTCGGCGACGAGCTCGCGCCGCGGCGCCGCCTGGTTGCGGGGGTCGACGGTGGCCTCGACGTCGGCGCGGGCCGCGAGGATGAAGACCTCGAGCTCGCCGCGAAGCTGCTGGCCCGTGCTGTGCTCGATCCACCAGCCCTTGTCCGACCGGATCGCGTAGATGACGGCCGGCGCGTCGTCCGTGCCGAGGCTCCGGTCGAGGATGGCGTCGTCCCACTCCTGGTAGCAGCGGTAGACGGCCTTCCGGCCCTGCGCGTCGACACTCGGCTGGTACCAGTAGGTCACCCCACCGTCGGCTGCGATCGACTCGAGGCGCGCCTTCAGCGCGGCCTTGATGAGCTCGGTGCGGGGCTCAGCCATCGCCTACAACCCCACCGCGCGCGCGGCCTCGGCGGCCTGCCGGTCGACCGACTGCGCCACCGCCGGCTCGATGCTCCGCAGGGTCGTGGCCGCGATGCCGTGGGCACGGATGGTCGAGCCGGGATGGTGGACCGGGAAGCGCCGGAAGCCGCCGTCCGGGAACCGCAGCGCCCTCGCGCCGAGTCCGAGCCGGGCCGCCTTCTTCTGCGAGGCCTTGCCGAGCTGCGACGTCCACGAGCTGCTCGGCGCGATCGTGTGATCCTTCGTGCGGCCGCCGAGCTCGATGAGCGCGGCCATGCCCCACATCCGCACCTCGAGCTCGGCCCGACCGGCGTATTCGTCTTTGGTGTAGACGCCGGCGTAGATCGCCCGGATCGGCGGCCGGGCCTTCAGGCGGCCGTTCTTCCCCTGGCCGTGCCGGCCGGTCAGCCCTCGGGCGATGTCGGTTCCCTGGACGTCCTCCTTGACCGCGCGCTCCACGCTGAGCACGTGCTCCTGGAGGGCCTTGGTGAGCACCGACACGCGGAGCTCCTCGGCGAACCGCTGCAGCGCGGCCGCGACCTGGTGGAGGCTCATGGTCGAACTGGACTGCGCCCACGCCATCAGGCCGCCTCCAGGTCGAAGTCGCGCTCGCCGGTGATCGCGCCCCACGCGCGGTGGGGCGCCAGCTGCGCGCGCATCTGCTCGGTGAGCGAGGCGGGACCGAACCGGGTCACCGAGCCCCTGTCGTCGCTGACCGACGCGGCGTCCTGACGCTTCTGGTCGGCCTCGCGGTAGATCCGGACCGCGAGCCGGAGGGCCACGTCCTTGATGTCGGCGGGCACGTTCGCCGCGGTGAAGCACCCGCCGGCGTAGATGAGCTTCATCGCCCGCCACGCGTCCATCCAGCACGCGGGGCTGGGCCCCGAGACCCGGCGTACGACATCGGCACCGGCGATGTACTGGTCGGCGGTGAGCAGGGTCGACGCGGCGTACTCGCGGGCGCTGTCTTCGTAGACCGCGAGGAGGCTGCGGATCGGGTACTCGAGCGGCCAGAGCTTCGAGGCGTCCGCGGCGGCGGCGGGGGTGTGGTACTCGACGTACCCCTCCGAGGTGCCCACCTTGATGGAGCCGGCTCCCTGCAGCCCCGAGATGGTTGCCGCCGACACGGCGGTGAAGAAGTCCACGCCGTAGAGCTGAGACACCCCGAGCGACAGGTCGAACGTCTTCGTCGCGTTCGCGCCCGCCACGGTCCCCTGACACGACAGCGTGCCGCCGGTGATGCCCTGGCCGACGGTGACGACGAGGACGCGGCCGGGCGCGGGCGGGTTGGCAGCCACCGTGAGCGCGCCGTTGGCAGCGGGCGTCGACGCTACGATCCGGTCGTCGTCGTCGGTCGGCGCGCGGAACACGATCCGGCGGCGGAGGTACTCCTCCACGATGCGGCTCGCGCGCGCGAGTGAACGTTCCGCGAGATCGGTATTGGACCCGCCGATGAGACCCTCGGCCTTCAGTTCCGACAGCGACGCGAGGGCGTAGGCGGGCAACACGCTGGCCGCCCCTTTAGTCCGGCTCCGTGAAGCCGGCGATGTTGACCTTGCCGAGCACGCCGCCGGTTCCGCTCGCGGCGAGCACCGCCGACGCGGCCGCGCCGCGGGTCACCTTCAGCGGGCGATCGAACGGGATCACCTGGGCGTTGACGACGTAGCCCTCCCAGAGGACGGTGGAACCGTCCTTCACCTGGAGCAGCTTCGTGGCGGCCGCGGAGAACGAGGCCGCCACGTGGGTGATGTAGTGGGTCTGGCCGGTCACGCCAGCCTTCGACGCCGTGGCCTCGGCGTTGTCCTGGCTGGCGGTGACCGCCCACTCGGAGACGGCGCGGAGGGACATAGGGCTACGTCCCGATCGCGATCCAGTTGACCTTCTTCGAGAAGGTCGTGGCCGCGGCCGGAGTCGGGTCCGTGCCGCCCGTGTTCTTCCAGGTCTTGATGAGGATCGACCCGGCGGCGGGCGTGCCGGCCTGGTCGCCGATCAAGGCCGTGACCATGAAGGGGTCGTCGACCGGGTCGGAGTCGAGGCAAGCGACCACGGCCACGACGGTGGCCAGGCCGGTGACCACCGTGTCGGAGGCGGCGACCGTGGTGTGCTGGCCGCGCGCCACCTTGTAGCCGGCGGCGACTGCCGCCGGCGCGGTCGACAGCGCCGCCGTGCGGTCGGTGCCGGCGATCTTGAGCGCGCTGCCGCTCTCGAAGTCGACCTCACCGCCGCTCGCGATCGCGAGGGCGTCGCCGCCCTGACGACGCTGGACCTTCGGCCCGTACGTGCTGTCCGCGGACATGCTGACCTCTCAGGAAAAGGGCCCGGGGCTCCGGCTGCCTGGAACCCCGGGCACGGGGTTCGATCAGTGGATGTCGGCGGGCGCTACGCCGTGCCCTCCTCGGGCGACGCGAAGACCTCGGCGGCCGCGCCGACGATCGTCGCGTCCTGCGTCACCGGCTGCTTCCGCCCGGAGTAGAGCTCCGCGATGACGAAATCGACCACCGCGTTCTGCGTGCCGCGGTCGATCACGGTGTTCACGTAGCGCTCCTGAGGGCGGTAGATGTCGATGATCACGACCTTGTTGTCGTCGGTGTCGGCAACCGACTGCGACGAGCCGGCCAGGTCCGACTGGCCCGAGCCGTCCGCCGTCGACTGCTGCGCCTTCACGGAGGTGACGGCGCCCGCCGTGATGGCGCCGAAGCCGACGAGGAACCGGACACCGTCGAAGCCGAGGGTGTCCACGGACTCGGAGGTCAGGTCGGTGGTGTTGGCGGCGCCGGCGTAATTCGTGCCGTCGACCTTCACCCGCTTCGTCACCACGCGTTCGGTGAGGCTGTGCATGTTCTCCTCGCTCCTCTTCTCGCTCGCCTTACGCGGCGAGCTTCATGCGGGCGAAGGCCTCGGCCAGGACGGGCATGCCGTCGAGCTCGGCGCGGCCGATGAAGCCCGTCTTGTTGGTCTCGGCGTACAGCTCGGCCAGCCGCTGGATGGTCATGTCCAGGGCCACGGCGAACGTGTAGCCGGCCTTGAAGTCGCCGAAGATGCCGACGTACTTGCTGGCGGTGAAGGTGTTCGGCGCGTACTCCGACACCTTGAAGGTCGTGTCGATGATGCGGTCCGGCTGGCCGGCCTGCAGGCCCGGCTGCCAGAGGTACTGGCCGTTGCCGTCCTTCAGCTTGCGGATCTGCTTCACCGCGTCGCGGTGGAAGATCGCCGTGAGCCGGGGCCAGTACGCTGCCTTGATCGAGTACTTCGCCTCGAACAGGTTGTCGGCGCCGATCGCCGTCGCGGTGTTCCCGGTGGTCACGTCGCGCGACGTCGGGATGCCGTCGTTCGACGCCGTGAAGACGCCGAGCGGCTTCTGCATGCCGTCGCCGGTGAGCGCGGCCTTCTCGATGGCGATGCCGAACTTGTAGGCGAGCCGCGCGTTGACCAGCGCCTCGGCGCCGCCCGCGGTGCGGCGCAGCAGTGTGTTGGACACGAGCACCCGCTTCGCCAGCGGATGCGGCCGCAGCTCGCGCTTGCCGACCGCCAGGTCGCCCTGGCTGCCGGTCTTGAGCTCGACCGTCCAGTCCGGGTCGTCGGGGTCGGTGTCGAGCGTGCCGATCCCGAGGCTCTCCGCCTGGGTCAGCCGCTCGACGTTCGCCAGGCTGAGCATGAACGTCTCGTCGTCCACGCTCTTGATGAGCCCCTGGGCCATCTGCTGCGGCATGACGAGGGCGCCGGCCTTGGCGAAAAGGCCGACCTGCAGCGTCTCCGCGCGCCGCTCGATCTGGGTCCGGACGTCCCGGACGTCCATCTCGCCGCGCAGGTAGGCGTCCACGGCGCTGCGGTACTCGTCGGTCACGAGCACGTTGCGCCGCTCGGTGCCGCCGCTGCCGGCCGGGGCGGGGCGGGCGCCGCTGTCCGTGGTCTGGGCCAGGGCGGCCTCGGCCGCGCGCAGGCGCTCGGACCGCTGCTCCTCGGCCTGGATCTCCTTGCCGAGCTTCTCCTGCTCCTCGGCGATCAGGTCGAACTTCGCGGACTCCTCGGCGGTCATGGACCGCTTCTCGGCATCCGCCGCGCGCTGCACCGCGCGCATCTGCTCGACCAGCTGGCCGCGCTTCTGTCGCTTCTCCGTGAGCGTCATGCCGCTCCTCCGTGTGCGGCGCCGGAGGAGGGCGGGCCTCTGAAAGGCCGAAGGCGCGCAGCCCCTCCGGCGCCAAGAAAATCGCTCTTGGCACCAGGGAGCCCGCGCGCCTTCATCGGAAGGTGCGGCCAGCTCGGGGGTGCTGCTACCGGATGCTCATCGGAGCCCAGCCGCCTTGCGGCGCAGCAGCACGACCGTTACGTGTCCAGTGTACGGGCGCCGTCAAGCCCCCAGCGGCCCACCACCGAGCGACACCTCGGCCTCGGCCACCTGCAGCCGGCGCCGGCGCTCGAGGTCTTGGCCGTGCTCGCTCCGGTAGACCTGCTCGACGTCGGCCGGATCGCCCAGCGTCGGCTTGCCGTCCTTGCCCCAGGTCACCGGGTAGTTGCTGAACTTGTGCCCGCGCTGCACCACCACGGACGCGGCGAACGTGGCCACGATCATCCACCCCGGGTCGTCCCACGGACTGCCGAGCAGCTCGCGCAGCGCCTGGCGCAGCGCGGCGTACATCTCCTCGAAGGACATCTCGCCGGCCGCGTTCTTGGCGCGCGTCTCCCACTCCTGGAGGGACCGGAGCGCGACCTCGGTGTCCGGGTACGCCGGCGCCGCCACCGGCGACACGTCGACCAGGCGCCGGACCTCGCGCAGCGTGCGCACGAGCTCGCCGCCCTCGCGGTGCCAGACGTCGCCGCCCGCCGCCGTGAGGAAGCCGAACGACATGCCGGTGATGTCCCGGCGCTCGATCAGCACCTGCAGGTCGCGCGCTGCCTGAGTGTCGGGGAGGTCCAGCTCGAAGGCGAGACCCTGCTCGTCCTCGTGCAGCCGCAGCGTGCCGCTCGAGCGCCGGCCGAGCACCGTCCGCATGTCGTGCTCGAGCAGGGCCAGCACGTCGTCACCGCTGGCGAGCGCGGACCGGAACGCGCCCGGCGCGATCCGCTCGCGGAACTTCCCCCCGATGAGGTTGCTCAGGCTGTTGAACCGGGCGGCGTAGCCGGCGAGCTTCGTCGGGGCGCCGCCCTCGCCCTTGCTGAGCCGGAACTCCACGACGGAGCGTCGCTCGGGCTTCTCCATGTCGGTCCTCCGCATCAGGCGCGCGACGGCGCCAGGGTTTCGATGGCGTGCGCGACCTCGCGCTCGCCCAGGTCATGAGCCCGCTTCTCCATCCAGAGCCTGGTCAGCCGCTCCACCGCCTCGACCGGGCTCGTGGGTTCGGCCCGGACAGCGGCGGACAGCTCCTGCAGGGAGCGACGCGTGTAGCGCGCGGCGGCCGTGTCGACGTAGGTGTCCGCGGCAGCGGCTCCGACGCCCAGCAGCCCGGCGAGCGCGCGCGCAGCGGGCCGGAGGGCCTCACGCACGGCGGCCGCGTGGCCCTCGTAGAACGTGGCCGCGGCCGCGTCCAGTGCCGCGAGGCCCTCACCCTTCTTGGCGGCCTTGCCGAGCGCCGTCGCCTCGCGGTTCACGACGGACCGGAAGGCCGCCTCGAACACGGGTCGCATGGCGGCGGCCACGAGGTGGCGGTCGGCACGCGCCGGCGGGTCCTCGTCCTCCTCGTCCGCCTCGTCCTCGTCGTCGGGCGCGGGCGCGCCGCCCGCAGCGCCGGGCTTTGCCGGAGCCGTCGGCTGGAAACCGTTGCCGACGCTGCCCATGATCTGCTCGGCCTGGTCCTTCGACAGGTTGAAGAGGACCATCAGCTGGCCGATGCCCGCATCGCGCGGAAGCTCGCCCACTGCGACCGACTTCACGATGGCGGTCGCGGCCACCACCTGAGCGCCGTTGAGCACGAGCTCCGGCAGGACCTCCGCGTCCTGCGCCGCGGCCGGAGGCGCGCCCGCATCAGGAGCGGCGGCGGGCTTCGACTCGCCGGACGCAGCCGGCTTCTCGGCGGCCGCCTTCTTCACGAGCACGTCGAGCTTGTCCGCCGGCCACATGTTCTGGGGGATGAGGTAGACCTTCCCCTGGCCGTCCGGCAGCGGGTTCATGTTGAGCTTCTCGCGCACGTCGTCGGTCGAGAGCCATCCCCACTGGCGGCCGATCGCGAAGGCCTCGAACTGCGTCTTCGTGTCGCCGCGCAGGAGGGCCTCGAGCTTGAACTCGGCGTAGTGCGTGCGCCGCTCCTCCGGCGTCAGCAGCTGGTGGCGGATCGCGCGCTCCCACCGGACGGCCCACGGCCGGATCGTCGAGACGACGTGGTCGATGCTCTCGTGCTCGATGTTCGAGAACGTCGCGTCCTCGAGGTCGCCGACCTTGTGTGGCTTGACGCGGTGGATCCGCGCGCCCTCCCGAAGCTGGAACTTCCGGCTCTCGAGGAACTGCGCGTGATCGTTCTGGAGGGTCGTCGCCTTCCAGGTCATCCCCTCCTCGAGGATCGCCACGCGGTGCGCGTTCTCGATCCCCTTGTGCCTCGCCTCCCATGCCGCCTTGAGCCGCGCGTACGCGACGTCGCCGAGCTTGTCGGGGTGCTCGATCACGCCACCGGGCGCGGCGCCGTTGCCGAAGAACTTCGCCCCGTGGCGCTCGAGCGCGATCGTCAGGCCGATCGCCTCGCGATACTGCTCGGCGGGGTTCAACCCGCTGACGCCGTCGAGGGAGATCCCGTTGAGCCGGAAGATCCGCTCGCGCGTGAGGAAGTAGAAGTCGCGCCCGTCGGCGGTGCGCTGGCCCGCGGGCAGCTTCACATGGAAGACGAGCTCGGCGGGCGCGTCACCCTCCTGCACCCGCATGGGCGTGACGCGCTCGGGCGGGACCTGCCAGAGAGCCGTCACCTTGCCCGCGCCGTTGCGGACGATCTCGGCGTACCCACGACCACGGCCGGCGGACCACGCCGTGACGGTCTCGATCAGCGCGCCTGCGTCCGTCTCGTCGTTCGCGACGTCGTGGAGGATCGGGTACAGGTGATGGTCGGGGTCCGGCTCGCGGCCGCCGTCGGCGAGCCGCCGGTAGATGAAGCAGGGCAGGCTGCCCAGGTCCTCCGCGATGACCCGCACGCCGGGCCCGAACGCCGTCGACTCCATCGCGATCGCCGGCGTGACCGTGACCCCGGCGCCGCTCGTGCCACCGCCGAAGAGCATCTGCAGCCATTCGGTCGGGTTCTCCAGGAACGCCCGCTCGAGGCCGCGGCTGCGCAGCTCCGGCGGGCGGCGCTCGCCCACGGCGGGCACGGGTCCGTCGAAGAGCGAGACGCTCATACCCATCGCAGCACGTCCTCCTCGCCGGCTTCGGCGCGCTGGTTGTAGACGCTGTCCTGCGGACCGACCCCGAGCGCGAGCGCATCGCGCCGCGCCTGCCACGACAGCACTGCAGCCCACGCCCCGTTGATCGGCACGGGTGCGTCGGCGGACTCCTTCTGGATCGTCCACGCCGGGTCCTCGTCGTGGGCGACCTGCAGCGCGCGCTTGCACGCGGCGCCGATATGCCGCGCCAGCCGGGCGGATCCGTCGTGCGTCACCTCGCGGTCGGCGATCGCCTGCGCGAAGGCCTGGCAGGCGCGCGCGGGGCGGAGCCACTGCCCGGTGTCGTGCCACGCCACCACGCGCGGTTTGTCGTCCTCGTCCCGGTACCGGCCCGCCCACTTGTCGATCGCGCCCTGCCAGCTGTGATCGCGCGCGTTCAGGCGCCAGACGTCCCACCGCTTGAACGCGTCCGCGACCGCGGCGTCGAGCTCGGCCTCCGAGACCTCCCAGCCGGGCTGGGCCGGCGTCGGCGCCTCCCAGCTGGCGAGCTCCCACTGGTAGCCGGTGGAGATCTCCGTGCCGACGAGGACCGTCGCGTTCTTCCGCCGCACACCGGAGAACCCGAGCGTGATGAGGGCGCCCGCCGGCACCTCGTAGTCGCGGCGGACGAGCTGCTCCCAGCGCGCTGCATCGAAGGCGCGGTTCGAGCCCTGTCGAATGCGGTTGAACCACACGCGGTCGAGGAAGACGACGTCGGCCGACGGGTCATCGAACTGCGCGACGATCGCGTCGACGTTCGACCACGACGCGGCAGGCCCGCGCGCCTCGATCGCAGCGGCGCGTCGCCCCTCCACCGTCGTCACGTCGAGGTCGTTGCTGGCCTGGCGGTGGAAGTAGAAGAGTTTCGGGTCGTGGATGAGACCGGCGTGGACCTTCTCCGCGTAGGCCCGCGCCTTCTCGGCGACGCTGCCCTGGCCGGGCTCGTAGGCCGTCGTCGTCTCGAGGGCCCAGGCGTCGGCCTCCTTCCGCTTCGGGAGGTTCGCTGACATCGTGCGGTGGGCCTGCACCAGCCGCGGCGAGCGCCAGTGGTGCGTCTCGTCCGCGACCTGGAATGTGGTCAGCGCGCCGTCTCGGGCGTCGGGCGCGGCGGCCAGCAGCACCGCCTTGCCGTGGCCGTTGCGCCGCATGACGCGCTCGAGGCCGGCGTCGAACTCCTCGCCGATCGAGCAGCGCTCGAGGATGGCGAGCAGCACGGCAAAGCCGAGGTCGGAGCTCTGCTCCTCGGTGAGCGCGACGACGGGAATGTACGGCGACGCGACCGGCCCGCCGACGGGCAGGCGCTCCCCGCGCTCCACCGTCCAGTCGATCGTGCGCACCGGCGCCGACGGCGACAGCTCGGCGGCGACGAAGAAGCTGAGCATCTCCGTCTTGCCGACGCCCTTCGGCTGGGACAGCACGACGCGGTTGAACCGGCGCCGGCCGGCGTTCGGATGGTCGGGTGGATAGACCTCATACGCGCGGTAGATGAGCGCCTTCCGCTCGTCGTCGAGGACCAGCGGCTGGCCGAGCAGGTCGCCGGGACCGAAGCACAGCCCACCGCGGCCGCTCGGGCCGTTCTCCATCCAGTGCACGACCTGCCACCCGAGCGAGGGCCACGGCTCCTCCTCGAGCGGCGGGACCGAGAAGACGCTCACTTCGCGAACCTCAGGACGCCGCGCGGGTCCTGCGCGGGAGGCTTCGGCTTCGGCGCGTCCGGCCGCCGCGCCTCGGTCGCCGGCGAGCTCTCGACCTCCCACTGCAGACGTCTGCGGTCGAGCGGGGTGAGGCCGAAGCACTGCCGCTGGAGCCGCAGCTCCTTCGCCGTGTCGGCGTCGGGGTCGTACCAGAAGCGATCGACGAGCTCGGCCAGGACGTAGAGGCCGTGCCGGTCGGAGTCCAGGAACTCCCCGGCCATCTCCGAGCGCCAGACGTCACGCCACCACGCGAGCGTCATCGGGTGCCACGCCAGGCCGGGGCGGGTGGAGTACTCGCCCTCGCCGAGGACGTGGCCACCCACGGAGCACCGGAGCGCGCCGGCGGCGTCGGCCGTGGCCTCGCGCCCGTGGACGCTGCACACCTTGGCGGCCGGCCGCGGCGGCAGCGGCGGGACGCGCCGAGGGCGCGCGGTCCGCGAGATCGTGGACGCCGTCGAGGTCCGGTTACGGCGCTGGCGGAGCGCCGGGTTCTTCGGGGGCGGGCCCGGCATCAGCGCCCACCGGCGGCCGCGGCCCGCTGGCGGCCGAGCTCGGCGCCGCGGCGCAGGTTGCACGCGCCGTGGACGAGCCGCAGCTCGCCGGCGCCGCCGGCCACCGCCACGGGGTCGACGTGGTCGACCTGCAGCTGCTCGAGGCAGAGCATCGGCTCGTGGCAGATGCCGCACAGGTCCCCGGGCCGGAACCGCCGGCGGAGCTCGCGCGCCGCCGCGCGGTACGCGGGATCCCGGTAGACGGCCGCGTGGCGGTGGGCGCCCTCGAACGGCACGCGCGCGCCGTGCGCCGGGCAGGGCTGCAGCTGTGGGCAGCCGACGTGCCGGCACATCCGCGCGGCGGCTGGGCTCACCGTCAGTCCCCGCGCCTCACCGCGTCGTCGATCCGCACGACCAATGCGTCCAGCCGCTTGCCGAGCTGGTCCTCCATGCGGTCGATGGCCTTGAGGATCTCGTCGCGATCCTTGTCGCGCAGCCGCTCCAGGGTCTCGACCCGCACCTCGAGGAGCGGCACCTGGCTGAGCAGGGGCTTCGCCTCTCGGATGTGCTCGCGCAACTCGCGCGCGAGCGGCTCGACGTCGGGCCGCCCGCCCTCGGTGCTCCGCTTCTTGGCGAGCGCGCCTCGGCCGAGGAGCGCGGCGATCGCGCTACCGATCGCCACGCCCAGCCCCTCCACCCACCCCATGCTCGGATCCGCCATCGCCCGGGTCCCCGTGGGTCCTCAGGTGAGGTCGCGGTCGAGGTTCTTCGCCGCGTTGCGGATGAACGCGCCGGCGGCGAGAACCAGCGGGACCACGGCCGCGACGAACGCGTCGGCGAAGCCGGCGTTCTTCAGCGCCGCGGTGATCGCGGGAGCGTCGCTCAGGTAGCCCACCGCGGCCGCGATGACCACCGACGCCAGGCCGGCGCCGAGCGCGCGCAGCGCCTTCCACAGCGTGATCCGAACGTCGTAGTAGCCCCTGCCGTCGTAGTACCCCATGCGCTTCGTCTCCTTCTCGAGCGCGTCGTCCGCGCGCTTCAACCGCCACCCGAGCCGAGCGAGCCCGGCCATCCTGCGAAGGCCCATCAGCCCTGCACCGCGGCGCGGAGCGCGCCAACGCGCAGGGCACCCAGGCGGGCCTCGACCGCGTGACGCAGCTTCCGCAGCGTCCCCACCGGCACGCCCGCGGCGGCGGCCTCCATGAGCACAGCCGAGGCCTCCGCCGGGTCCTTCGCCGCGGTGATCCGCTCGCGGAACGAGGGCTTCATCCCCACGCCGGCCATCCGCATCGCGGCGCGCTGTTGACGTTTCGTCAGCTCGGAGAACTCCTGCGCGCGGCCCTGCTCGAGCAGCGCCTGGTGGAAGTCCTGCTCGGTGATCACGGCAGTAGCTCCCGGCAGACCACCGGGCCCGGCGCGGCCGCGGGGCGCACGTCGGCGCCGGCGCGGCGGGTGCCGGGCGCCTGCGCCGCGATCCACCGCCACGCCGCGCGCTCTCGCGCGTCGAACGCGTCCTGCTCGAGCGGCGCGCCCCCCATGACGTAGGGCCCAGGCGCCTGGGTGTGGCCGAGGCCCAGCACGTGCCCGAGCTCGTGGAGCAGGACCTTCGGCGTGATCCACACCGGGTGCGCGACGACGACGCGGCCGCCGACCATCACGCCGCCGCGCTGTTCCTGGTACGCCACCGCCGCCGCGACCAGCTGGCCGTCGCGGTAGAGCGCTGGGTCGGCGCCATCGAGGACCAACCGCACGTCCGGCACGGACCGCAGTCCGCGCGCGAAACCGACGTCGCCGCCCGTCGCCGCGGTGGCCTGCGCGAGCACGTGGTCGACGAGCTGCTCGTCGAACTCGGGGCCGGCCTCGACGCTGAACGCGTGCTGCAGCTGCGGCCGCCAGATCACGCCGCGGTCGAAGAACGCGAGCTCGTCGACGAACGGATCCGGCGCCGTGGCCACGAGCGGGGGGCCCGCCGACGGCGCCGGCGAGGGCGCGGCCGGCGGCCGCGGCGCGGGCCGGCCGCCACCGCACGCGACGAGCACGGCGAGGAGGATGGTTGCAGCTGCCGGGATCGAACCGGCCTTGCGCAGGTTATGAGCCTGCCGGGACACCATGCCCCCCAGCTGCGTCACCGCGCGAGCTCCAGCGCGCGCCCGAGGTCGGCCTGCACACCGACCCGCAGCACGTCCCGCGCGCCGTCCTCGCGCCCCACCGACAGCACCGCGTCGCCCACCAGGTGGGCCACGCCCGCGGTGGCGGGCACCGGGACCCGCCCGCGGACGAGGACCTGGCCGAGCCCGAAGGCCTCCGCGGCGAGCTCGTCGCGCCCGAACAGCACCGCCAGCTCGGCGCCCGACCGTGCCTCGGCCAGGCGCACGCCGCCGGCGTACCGGCGGATCAGCCGGTCCACCGGGCCCGGCTCGGCCGACAGCCTGGTACCGAAGCCGGCCAGCGCGACCACCGCGGTGGTGATCTCCTGGTCGCCGCTCGCGAGCCGGCCGACGATGCGCCGCAGGCTCACGTCGACCGTGGCGCCCCGGAACGTCTGCGGGTCGGCCAGGTCGATCGACTCCCCGGGGAGGGTCGTGAGCCGCAGCTCGACGCGCACGCGCAGCGGGGCGCCCTCGCCGATCGCCAGCGGGCCGTCGACGTCGATCGTCGCTGCCGGCGTGAGCGCGGTGTCCTCGCCGGTCAGGGTGACCAGGCCGCCGGCCTGCGCCGCGATCGTGAGCGGGCCGGCATTCGGCGCCTCGGCCGCGGTCGCGTGGCCCGCACCGACGGCGAGGAGGGCCAGGAGGAGCACCCCATGAACGAAGCGCAGCGCGATCCGCTTCGGGGTGTTGCGCTGGTCGAGATGCTCCGCCCGGCCGAGATGGGTCTTCATTCGCAGCCTCCAATGCGGCGCCATCGCGCCGACGTCCGTCAGCACAGCCGCACCAGGAATGCGAGGTGATCGACGCTCTTGATTCCGGTGCGGTCAGGGTGCGGGTCATGGGCCAACTCGCCGCGCGAGTAGATGACCGAGTGCGCGAGGCCGCGTGGCGACTGGCCCCACGCCATGTAATAGGTGCCGGGGATCCGGACCGTCGTCCCCGTGAGTTCGCCACCGGATCGCACGGTCACGTACGCCAGACCGAGGCCCCGTGCGGCGAGCCACTCGTCGACGATCTCCCAGTACCGAGAGTCGTGGCCGCCGTTCGGGATGTCGAAGACCTCCTCGATCGGCAGCTCCAGGAGCGACGCGATGCACGCGGCGAGGCAGTTCCCGGCGCCGGCGCCGAATCGCGTCTGGTCGACCGGCTTCACCGGACCTCCCGATCGGCGCCGAGGCGCAGCGTCACGGGACGATTGCCGACCCGGCCGCGCACGTGCGCGACGACCTCCCAGCAGCCCTGCGGCAGCGGCCGCGGGGTCCACGATGGCACGTCGCACTCCTCGTCCGGATCGCGGTCCGACTCGCGAGACGAGCTGTCGATCAGCCGACCGTAGATCGGCACGTAGCCGAGCGGGCACAGCTCACCGCCACCGAGCCAGAGCGGCGCGCCCCACAACTCCCAGCGCACCAGCGGGCAGGGGTCGACGCCGGGCACCGCCGGGTTCGGCCGGACGCGTGCCGAAGTACGGGCATGGCTGAGCGCCACGGACTCGCCGGTAAGGTGCAGGACGTAGGGCGATGGCGCGCAGGCCACCGCGGTGAGCGCCCACAGCGAGAGCGTCACCTGGCCGATGCCCTTCAGCCGCTCGCGGATCCGGCGCGCGCGCGTCGGCTCGCACCGGCAGCCGGGACAGTGGAGCAGCATCAGTCCCACCCCGGCGAGGTGGCGCGGTCCTCGTCCTCGTCGGGGACGTCGCGGCCGCCGATGAGCGACGAGTCTTCCTTCGACCGGAGGAACGCGTCCCACCCCTCGAGCCGGGTCCATTCCGACCAGCCGCAGCCGCACGACACCGCGGCCGCGACCGTCCCGTCGCCGTTGATCTCCCGGGCCGGGACGACGATCGCGCGCCGGCAGCGCGCGATGAGGCACGTGACCTCCGCGTCCCACGCGTGGCCGAGCCGCGTCGGCCGCCAGCCGGGCAGACCCGGGGCGGTGCGCGGCAACGGCAGCGGGTGGGCGAGCGAGGTCACGGCCGCGGCCCCGAGCTACGGAACGACCGTCAGGTCGAACTGCTCGGACTGCACGCCCTTCGCGATGCAGCGGAAGCTGATGACGCCCGGTGTCTTACCCTTCACGTCGCGGTTGAAGGGGTTGCTCGGGATCGTGACGTCGGCGTGCTGGCTGCCGGCTACGACCCCGAAGAAGTCGGGGGTGGGCCCGTGCACCGAGGGTGCCGCCTCCACGCCGGGCGCCACGAACGGGGTGCAGGTCAGCCACTTCGTGCAGCCCACGCGGACCGATCGGTCCTCGCCGCTCGAAGCCGTACCGCTCGGGCAGTGCTCGCCGAACTGCGTCACCTTGACCGAGGTCACGACGCCCTGGCCGGTGCCATCCTGCTCGCCGTCCTTCCCCCCGCTGCCGCCGCCCTGCGTCTGCGTGACCACCTGGGTGGGCGCGCCGATGTCGATGTACGTGTCCCCGCAGGCGGCGACGAACAGCGCGACGAGACAGACCGCGAGCGCGGCCAGGAACGAACGAGGCTTCATGAGCGAGCTCCCTTCAAGCGAGCAGGCGGCGGACGCCCAGGACGTTCGCCGCCGGGTAGGGGGCGACGCTGACCTGGTCGCCCTGGTTGCCGCCGAGCACGAGAACGCGATCGCCCTCGAGGCCGGCGAAGAAGCCGACGTGACCCGGCGCGTTCGTGACCTCCGGGCCCGGCTGCGCGCCGCCGCCGCGCTTCAGCACGACGACGTCGAAGCCGGCGCGCGCCTCCTCGAGGGGCACGGGCACGCCGACCTTCAGCCACGAGCGCGCGGCCAGGCTCTTCGACCGCGGCAGCCGCAGCAGCCACGCCACGTAGTTGGCGAACGCCGAGCACCACGGCACGTCGTCGCCGCTCGGCCACGCCGAGTCGAGCCGGAGCATCGCGAGGACCTGCGGGTTCGACGCAGCGCCCTCGGCCTCCTCGAGGCCGATGAACCGCTGCGCCAGCTCGTAGGCGGTGAGCTCGACCCGCGGCGTCACGAGCGCGGCTCCGGGTGGGCCTTGCAGCCGCCGGCCGGCGCGCACGCGGCGCACAGCGGGCCCAGGCAGGACCAGCACCAGGGGCCCGCGTTGAGCGGCACCGTGGCCTCGCAGCTGGCGCAGGCGTCCATCACCAGGCGCCCTTGCCCTCGTGCAGAGCGCCCTCGACGGTCTCGGACCCGTCCGGGCTCACCAGCACGCGGAAGCGGACCGTGATCCCGTGGCCGGGCAGGCGCACGAGCTCGGCCGCGCCGCGCAGCCGGCGGTAGCTGTCGATCAGCTGGCGTTCTTCGCGCGAGAGCTCGTGGGTGGTGTCAGGGGCGGGGGCCGGCGGGGCCGGCTTCGGTGGCTTGGCGCCCAGCCGCGGGGGCTGTGCTGGTGCGCCGATCGCCGCCGTCATCGTCGCCATTCGGCCCCCTGAAGCGCCGAAGCCCCGCTCGGCCTTGCGGCCTGCGGGGCTCCTTTTCAGGAGGCCACCCCGTTGTCACGGGGCTGCGACGTCGATCGGAGGGTAGCGCCGGGACGTCCCCGGCGTCAATACCGGCGGGGCGGACCGACGGGCCGCAGATCCACGTGGAGCCGGCCGGGGCCGCCCGGCACGTGAACGTCGACCAGGTACGACAGCGTCGCCGCCTCGCCTTTGGCGCGCTGCTCTTCCGCCGCCCGGCCGATCTCGGCCGTGACCACCTGCAGGCGCGGATCCTGGGGTCCGAACATGGGAACCTTGGCGGTGAGAGCCACCGCGAACGGATCGGATCGCCGACAGAACACGATGTCGGCCAGCGTGACGCCGTAGTCGGCCAGGATGCGATCCACGTCGGCGCGCGCCTGCAACACCAGGCGCTCGCGCATGCTCTCCGGCGACAGCCGCGGCCGGCCGTTGCCGTGGTCGGACATGCGCTATCGGCGGGACTCGGCGAGGAAGGTCCGGATCGTCCACGCCACCGCGACCCGGATACCCGACCCGGTGGTGCCGGGGTGCGCTCGCTCCACGTACTCGAGCGACTCCGCAGCGTCCGCGAGCAGCTTCTCGGCCCCGGCCAGTCTCGAGTTGAGCGGTTCGACACGCGGGCTGCGCTTCCACACCTCGTGCAGGACGAACGACGCGACCTCGCCGTAGGCGTCGACGGAGCGCCAGCCATCGATGAGCGACGGATCCTCCTGCGGGTCGCGCACGCCCTCGAAGCCACGCTCGGCTTCGCGGATCCAGACGCGGTCCTGTTGCCGCCGCGCCTCGATGAGCGCTGCGTCGATACGTCGCGCGAGGTTCTGAGCCGACACCGAGGCCCGGTTGAACACGTCCGGGACGAGGCTCCACGCGAGCTCGGACGCGACGCCCGGCGGGGGCGTCACCCACGTGCAGTGGTGGGCCTCGCCCTCAACGCCGTCGCCACACGGGCAGGGCTTCCGGGTCACAGCAGGCTCCGCTGCTCGGCCACCACCGGCGCGTACACCATCGGGCGAGGCGCCACGGGCGCCCACGGACGAACCCGCAGAACCACGTGCGCCGCCTCGCCCTGAGCACCGACCCAGCGCTCGACGACGAGCTTTCCCACCTGGCAGTCGTCGAGCCACAGCACCTCGTTCGCTGCGTCGAGATACGCCTTCGCGACGTTGTCGGGGTCGGGCTTCGTGACCTTCGGTCGGCGCGGCACCGGCGTCTTTCGCCAGGCGGACTGTGGCAGCCGGAAGACGGCCTCGATGTGGACCTCGATGGACCCTGTTGCGAAGAGCGGGACGCCGAGGCCCTTCGCCTGCAGCGCGGTCTTGTAGTGCGTCTGGGCTGCGCCCTTCAGCTCCTTCGCCTCGGGTGGGTCGTAGTGGCTGGCGAACGCCTTGCCGTTTCGACCCTGGATCACGCGCGAGCGAGCACGCGGTTGCCCCTTCGGCTCGCCCGGGATGTAGACCTCGAGGAGCCACTCCTTCGGCTCCTCGAGGCCCTGCTGCACCGTCACGGCAGCGGCGCTCATGGGGTCAGTGCGCCTTCGCCGCGACGTCCTCGGGATCCGCCGGCCGCGGGCCCGGCTTACCGCGCCACGGCTTACCGGTCGCGGCCTGCTGCGCCGGCTGCTTCTCGTCGCGGAACAGCTCGGCCTGTTTCGTGCCGGTCTGCAGCGCGCGATAGAACGTCTCGAGCTCCCGCTTGTACGTCCCGTGGCGCGCGACGATCTCGTGGAACTCCTCGATCTCGTGCTTCCGGGTGCGCCACAGCTTCCGGCCGCGCTCGTCCTCGAGCTGCTCGCCGGTCCGCTGGTCGAGCTTCGCCTGGGCGTGGCACAGCTCGTGGTCGAGCAGGGCGCGGCGGTGCTCCTGCGGGACGCCGGCGTTGTGCCACCACTCGGTGTCCAGCATGACCACGAAGTCCCACGCCGACTCCCCGCGCGCGAGCTCGCGGTCGAGGTCCGAGGCCTTCTTGCACTGGCCGAGCTTGCGCACGCCGTCGGCGTCCGGCTTCCAGCCGAGGTGCCACGCGAGCGCGATCCGCGCCGGCTTCAGGTGCTCGTGGTGCTTGTCCACGAGCTCGCGCAGCAGCGCGTACATGACCCTTCCCTCGGCGTCGTCCTGCCGCACGAGCGTGAAGTTGACCTTCTTCCCGAGTTTCTGTTTCCGTCCCCGTCTCGCCATCGAACCTCCTCCCGAGTTAGCTGCGTTACGCAGCGTGTTTCACGTGGCACATCACAGCGGCGGCCGGTAGCCGTCGGGCATGACACCGTCGCGGACCTCGCGGAGCAGGAGGTCGACGGGCACGCCGGCGGACAGGCGCCGGTACCAGGACTCGCGGTGGTGAACCTGCGGCGTCTCGCCCTGCTGCTGGGCCTCGTCCACCACGCGCTGCAGGTCGGCCAGCAGCTGCAGCGAGAACCGTCGCCCGCACCCTCCGCGGTTCGTCCCGCAGAACCGGTGGTCGCCCTCCTGGCCGACGAACAGTGCTTGGCGCAGGCACACCGGGCAGGCGCTCGGCCGTCCTCCCGGCCGTGCCCGGTCGTCGTCGTCGTCCGCCGCTCCCGTGGTTCCCTCTGGGTGGACGACGACTAGAGTCTCTTGTTCAACTAACGGCGACGGCGACGGTGACGGTGACGGTGACGGTGACGGTGACGGAGGCGCGCACTTAGCGGCCGGTAACCGCTCGCTTACCGCGTCGCCCGGCGAGCCGCCGGCGCGTCGCTGGTTGACGAGCGCGGCGCCCTCCCGCTGGCGCTCCCGGCGAGCCACCGCCCGCTGGAACTCGTAGGTCAGGCGCTTGTTACGGCGACGGCCGTCCTCCCAGACCGGGAACCTGAGGAGGACCTCGTCGCGGACGCGCCGCCACTCCTTGCCGGTCAGCCCCGCCAGCGCTGCAAGTTCGTCGTCGTCATCAGGCAGCGACGCACCATCGAGCCACGCCGCGATCAGCAGCTCGAGGAACGCGAGGCGGCCGAGCTTCGATAGGACGGACCGCGACTTCGACGCCCGGTAGTCGCGGGGGTACAGGGGCATCATGGCGAGGCCGTCGTCGGCGTCGTGCTGGCGGCGCTTCATGGGGTCGTCGGCTCCTGGTGGAACAGAGCGCGCGTCGCGCCCGCCTCCTCGAACGGCTCGTCAGCGACCGGCTCGTCGCCGGTCCATTTCTGTGGCCAGGTGTTGAGGGCGATGAGCTCTCGGATCCGCTCTTCCTCCTCGGCGTTAAGGATGTCGACGCGCGGCCGGCCGAGCCGGTCGGCTTCGGCGTTGACCGAGGCCTGGATCGCGAGGACCTCGGCGAGCAGCCGCTGGCGGGCCTCGAGCGTGATCGGCCCCATGCGGTGCTGGTTCGTGACGAGGGTGCCGTCCTGCCGCGCCTCTCCTCCCGGCTTACGAAGGCGGTTCGACGGCAGACGCAGCTCCCGGAAGATCGGTCGGAGCCCGCGCAAGGGGGCGAGGTACGCCCACTGCGGCTTGCGCAGCACGGCGTCGAGCGCCGTGTCCTTGTTCGCGAGCGGGCAGCCGACGCACCCCGTGCGCGCGTTGATCTCCTCCGCCTCGTCGCCGCCGTACGCGTCCGCGAGGCTCGACGTCGACCAGCCGCCGTACTCCGGCGCCGGCGCGTGGAACTTCAGCCAGTCCCAGACGTGGCAGACGCGCCAGTGCAGGATGGGCGCGAGCGTGCTGCACAGGTCACCCGGCAACGCCTCCTGGTACCAGCCCTGGCCGCACTCGGCGCCGTTGCGGCTGCACGACATGACGATGCGCTGGTCGCGGATCGCGCTCTCGCCTTGCCGGACGCCGGTGAGCATGAGCACCTTCCCGCCGGCGGCGGCCGCCACGCGGCGGAGCTCGGCGGTCATGGGGTCGACCTTGATCTGGCGCGTGCACCAGCGGAAGGTGTTGTTGTTCGGCGGCGGGACGCCTCGCCCGAGGATGTAGACGAGGAACCGGCGGTCGAGCGGGGCCATCACGGTGCGGGCCTCGATGCCCCTCCGGCGCAGGCCCTCCATCGTGTCGGCCGCGCTCACCGCCAGCGGCAGGAGCTCCATCCTGGTGTCGGCGTAGAGGACGGTGAGCGAAGCCGGGCGCGGCACCTGGCCGGTCTCGATCAGGTGCACGAGGAGGGTGACCACCGTCGTGCTGTCCTTGCCGCCGGACCATGCGACCGCCCAGCGGGCGTGGCGCTCGCCGTACGCGTTGAGCGAGTCCACGGTCAGCGCGAGCGAGTCGGCCATCGTGAGCCGAGCGCCATCGAAGAGCGCGCGCTGGGCCCTCACGCCGCGACCTCCGCCGGCCTGCCTGGCGCGTTCGCGCGCACGACGGCCTCGGCTACCTCCGGGCAGACGCTGTTGCCGATCAGCCGTACCATCGCGCCCTTGTGCGGCAGCCCGCGGCGCGTGCGCGCCGCGCTCAGGTCATAGGCCTCGGCGAACCGGCCGAACTGCGCGCGCAGGAGCTCGTGCGGCTCGAGCATGCGCATGCCGATGTCGACGATCTGGTAATCGGTGCCCTCGACCGTGACGAGGCCGAGGCGGTGGCGCGCGGTGATCGTGCGTGCGGGGTCGCGGAGCGACTGCCCCTTCCCCGCCGATCCGTCCGACCCGTAGAACGCGGTGAGGAACGCGCGCACCTCGGCCACGTGCATGCCGCTCGCCGTGACCGTCGGCACCGGCTCGTCGACCGCCGCACCGTTGCAGTCGCCGCGGAGCTTGACCAGCGTCGCGGCCGCGAGGCTGTGGTGGTCGCGCGCGGTGATGGTGTGGATCGGCTGCGGCAGCTCGGCGCCGACGACGCCCCCGAAGTGCCGCGCGAGGAACGCGGCCACGAGCGCGTGCTTCTGCCCGTTGACCATCGTGCCGAGCGGCTTGTGCAGTCCCGGCACGCGGGCGGCCTGGCCCGGGCGCTCGCCGTAACCAGTCTGGATGAGCGTCGGCGCCACGAGGGCGTGCCCGCGCTGCGTCGCGGTGATCGTGGTGAGAGGCTCGTCTGCCGCCTCACCGCGGGCATCGCGCTTCCCGTGGTTGACCTTGACGATGCTCGGCGCGACGACCGCGTGGCCGTTGGCTGACGTGATCGTCCCGAGCGGATCCTCGATCGGGAACGCGTTAGTCGCGTGGCTCTGGTGGTGGTCGGTGCGGATGACGAACGGCGCCGGCGCCTCGAGCACGAACCGGCGAATGCCCTGCGCGATGCGCCAGAGCGTCTTCTCGGCGAGCGGCTTTCGCCGCTCGAAGATCGACGGGCACGGGAGGCTCCAGTCGACGAGCGGGCCCCAGCCCTGGAACTCCTGGACGTTCTCCAGGCAGATGACGCGCGGCCGCACCGCGGCCGCCCAACGGACCACGGCCCACGCGAGCGAGCGGATGTCCTGCCGGCGCGGCACGTCGCCCTTCGCCTGGGAGAAGTGCGTGCAGTCGGGGCTCGCCCACAGCAGGTCGACCGGGCGCCCACCGGTGGCCTCAACCGGGCGCACCTCCCAGATGTCGGCCTCGAGGTGCCGCGTCTCGGGATGGTTCGCGCGGTGTACGGCGATGGCGACGTCGTCGTGGTTGATCGCGATGTCGACCGGCCGGCCGAGGGCGGCCTCGATCCCGACCGAGGCGCCGCCGCCGCCGGCGAAGAGGTCCACGACCAAGCCGGCGGTCACCGTTCGTCACCGGCCGGCAGCAGCGCAAGCGCCCGCGTCCCGCCAGTGTCGTAGACCGCGGTGCCCTCGGCGAACGGCCTGCTGCCGGGCTTCACGAGGACCTCCGGCGCGTGCGCTCAGCCTTCGCCTTCGCGCGATCGCGGAGCGAGAGCTGATGGCCGAACGCGCGGCCCTGCGTGGCCTGCCAGTCGCCGGCGTTCTGGCGCTCGCGGTCCATGTAGCCGCGGGCCTGCCACTCCCACGCGAAGGCCGCGACGGTCAGGCCCTCGCACACGACGGCCCACCGCAGGTTGAGGCGCGTCTTCATGCGGTCCCCCGCGCCGGCGAGCGCGCCGCTTCAGGGTCGATCGCGATCGCCGTCCGCGCCGCGACGATCAGCTGCGCGGCCTCGACCATGAGCTTCTCGGCGTTGCCGAGCATCAGCTGCGCGACGTCGGGGTCTGCGACGAGCGCCGTCGACGCCAGCTGCATGGCGCGGTTCGCGCGCTCCGACGCCATGAGCAGGTTGCGCTGCACGGGGCTCACGCGGCCGGTTAGCACCGCGGCCATCTCCTCGGGAGTCACTCGCCGCTCCCGTCGGCCTGCCCGACGGCCGCCGCGTCCTTCTCCGCGGTGCGGCGCTCAACGAGCTCCGCGAGCGGGACGTGCGCCGTGTAGCAGTCGAAGCAGAGCAGCAGCTCGGTCTGCAGCTGGCGGTCCTCGTCGCCCAGGACGAGCACGGCCTCTTCGGGCCGCGGCGCCATCGCCTCGGCGATCGCGAGCGATCCGCCGAGGATCATCGTCAGACCGAAAACCTCGCGCGCGGCCTTCGGCGAGACCATCGCCTGGGTGACTCGCACGACGTACCAGCAGCCGACGCCGCTGGCGCGCAGCGGGCCGCGGCAGCGGTCGCAGGGGCGGAGCTCGCTGAGCTTCATGCCGCGACCCCGACCGCGTCCGACCACCGCTTGTACAAATCGGCCGTGGCGCGCACGTCGCCCAGGCAGTAGTCGGCCAGGCGGCCGACGTCGCCGGCGGCCACGAGCTCGGCGACGTTCGACCCGCAGCCGTCGGCCTTCGGATCCGCGATCCCGTAGCCGACGCAGAACGAGCGGAGCGAGCCGCCGCGCACGGCGCCGAAGAACGTGAACTGGTCCATGAGGTCGATGTGCAGGTTCGGCCGGTAGCGGTACTCGCGGGCCGCGTTCGCGAGCTTGCTGGCCACCTGGACGCCGAGCGCGACGGAGCGGTGGATCAGCACCGGCAGGTCGAAGCCGCGGCCGTTGAACGTCACGATCCGCGTGACGCCCGGCTTACCCAGGACCTCGTTCACCTTCGCGAGGAGCGCGGCCTCGGAGCCGTACGGCTCGATGCCGTCGCCGGCGAGCGGCGCGGCCTCGGGCGGGAACGCGCTTGCGTCGTAGAGCGCGCGCGACACGCCGCTCTCCACGTGGAGCATGCCCACACAGACGACGTGCGCGAGCGGCGCCGACAGCGCCACGAAGTCGGCGGCCGCCATCTCCCGGGCGGCCGCCATCTCCTCGACTGCGGCCGCGTCCTCCTCGCGCCAGCGACCGAGGGTCTCGATGTCGAGCACGATCGTTCCGGGCATCAGGCCTCCTCGGCGGGCCCGGCCGCGCCCGCGCGCTCGATGTGGATCACGCGCCGCACGCCACCGGGCGTCGCCGGCTTCGGGGGCTGAGGCTTCAGGTTCTGGGTCTTCACCTCGATGACGAAGTCGCCGCAGATCGCGCGCGTCAGGCCCGCCTCGGCGGCCGGCTTCAGCAGGTCCTTGACGCGCTTGTCCGCGGCCTCGTACTGACGGTGCGCGTCCTTCGACTCCTCCCGCAGCCGGAGGTCCGCTTCGAGCTGCGGGTCGGTGAGCAGGTCGGCGCCGAGCTCCACGAGCGGCGGGTTGCAGCCGCGGCCGAAGAACCCGCAGTGCCGACACTGCTCGCGGTCCTCGGTGAACGGCGGCAGCTCGGTGCCCGTCGAGCTCCGGCGCTCCGACTCGCGGTACGCACGCACCGCGTCGACGACGGCCTCGGCGTGGGCCCATACCGCCTCGGCGTGTTCGTAGTCGAGGGCCACCGGCAGGAAGGCCCACCGGCTCCCGTCCGTCACCAGGAAGACGCCCCACTCGAGGCCCTCACCGATGAGGTACGCCTGCATCTGCGAGAGGTACTTCCGGGTCCACCAGTAGTGCGTGAAGTCCGCGGCCGTGGTCAGCTTGTCCATGACCCACGGCCCCACCTTCTTGATCTCGAGCAGGGACCGCACGCGGCGGCCGTCGGCGCCGACCATCTCGACGATCCCGTCGAACTTGCCGCGGAGCACGAGCTCGCCCGTCTTGCGGTGGCGCAGCTCGAACATGTCCTGCTGGCGGATGACGCGGAGCCGCAGCTTCTCGGTGAGCAACGTCAGGCCGGCGCGCTCCGCCTCGTCGCCCCAGTCCATGCGCTCTTGCGCCTCGGGGCTGAACGGCTCCTTCGCCTGCCACGCCACGATCTCGAGGACCTGGCGCCGCAGGCACGACGTCGGCTCGATGTCCGACGCCACCGGCTGGGAGCGCGCCCAGCCCTTCGAGGCCAGGCGCGCGAAGTGCTCGCGCTTCCGCTGGTCGAGCGCGCGCGCGACGTCCTCGGCCGACGCGAGGCCCGGTTCCGGGGCGGCCTGGTCCCCGGAACCGGCGGCCACCTCGGCGCTCATCCCTCGGCCCCGGGCTCGCGGCCGGCGCCGCCCGCGGCCGCGTTGCCGATCGCCTTGTCCCCGAACGTGGGGTGAACCTTCAGCGCCTTCCACGCGTTCTCGACCTGGAACGCCTTGGTGAACTTCGAGACGGAGTCGAAGCCCTTGATGAGCCGGCCCTCGTTGTTCTTCCACGAGGAGATCTCGACGAGCAGCTGGCGGGCGGCGTCGACGTCGCCGCCGACGCGGCGGAGGATCTCGTCGCCGAGCGCCTTCGCCTGTTCGGCCACGCCGCCCTCGGCGACCTTCCCCGCGGCGCGGTCGGCGCCGGTACCGAAGCCGGGGCCGAGGTGCGCCTTCCGCCAGTCGAGCTGGTACTTCTCCAGCTCGGAGACGGGCACCTTGCGCAGGCCGCTCAGGATGCGGGTGATCTTGCCGTCGAGCGAGGTGCGGACGGACGCCTGCATGTCCTGCACGGTCGTCCAGTGCGAGCCGTCCTCGTTCTTCCGCTGGCGGCCGATGAAGTCGTCGTCGGAGCGAAGCGCGAGGTAGATGCCCTCGATGCGCTCGCCGGTGCGGGCGCAGTAGCCGTCCGCCCACATCTCGAGGACGGTGACCGTCGGATCGTCCTCGGCCTTCGAGACGCGCGGGCCCGGGACCGCGTAGTCGTTCATCGCCCCGCGGTGACCGGTGATCGAGATCCCGAACCACTTCCGGATCTCGACGCACGCGGAGTCGCGCGGCACGCCCACCGGCTCGGTGTCGCCGCGACCCTTGTAGATCGTCCAGTCCCCGGGCTTCGTGCGGCGGATGGCGGTGGCCCTCAGCGTGTCGAGGGTCTTCTCCATGCCGGTGAGGTAGGCGAGGCGGTCGGCCTCGCTGAGCAGCGCCAGGTCGGCCATGGTCCGGGCGCGGGCCTGCTGCGCGATCGCCGTCTCCTCCTTGTCGCGCCGCTCCAGCTGCTCGAGGATCTTCTGCACCTGGCGGCGCAGGTCGGGGTTGTCGTCGACCACCGCGGTGGCGGTGGTGGTCACCGGCTCGCGTTCGCTCATGACGTCGTCGGTCCTTTCTCGCGCTGCTCTGCGCGGGTTGAAATGGCGTCGGGGTTCGCGTGGCCGGCTTGCGCGGTACGGATCTCCCCCCACTGGTGCTTGCCGCCCTCGGCGCACGGCCGGAGGCGGATGTATTCGTCTCGCGGGTAGTAGCGCTCGTAGCCATACAGGGGCAGGCCGGCGGCCTCGATCCCCGCGACCCCTCGGCACACCACGACGAGCTCACCCTTCGTGCGGCCGCACATCCGACACCGAGGAGCGCTCGGGGAGGACGTGGGCCACCCACGCTCGAGCGCAACGCGCAATCGACCGCGGTAGGCGCTTCGTGCGTAAGGCGACACGTCGACTCGGCCCGCCCTCAGGTCGATCTGGCGCACGCGCTCCCGCGTAACGCCCAACTCGGTCGCGATCGCCTGCAACGTGCGGCCAAGTGCACGTTGGCTACGAACGTAGGAACCGCGACCGCACCACACCGGCATGAACGCGGAGATCGCTGCCTTCAAGCGGGCGCGCTCGACGTCGGGGTCGACAGCCCACGCGGGGGCGAGGTCCTCGGCCGATCGGTCGACGAGCGGGCTATGCACCCTGCACCTCCTGGTGCGGGCGGCGCGCGCGGCGGCGCGCGCGGCGCCGCGCGTCGTAGGCCCGAAGGGTCGCGTCGTGGACGCACAGGTGGCGGCCTCCGTACGCGACGAACGAGCGGGCCACGTGCCCCGGCCGGTTGAAGCAGTCGAGGCAGAGGCCGAAGGCGCGGTCGGGCCCGATCGGGATCTCGCGCACGCCGAGGCCTGGGATCGCCTCCGGGAAGGGCGTGGTCCCGAGGCGCAGCTGCAGCCTCCCGCTCATCGCGGCCACTCCCGGACGCGGAGGTCCTCGGGCCACTCGGAGGGGTCGCCGCCCTTCCTGCTCGCGAGCCGCAGCTGCGTCTCGGTGATCCGCGCGGTGATGACGCCGCGCCGACCGTGGCGCATCGGCGGGTCGAACTCCTCGCGCACGGAGCCGAGCAGCGGGCGGGCCCCGAGCTGCTTGCAGAAGACCGGCACGCCGGCCGCGCGACACGCGGCGATGGTCGAGCGCGCCCACTCGACCATGAACGGCCGCGCGCCGGGGCCGGACTCGCCCCCGATCACGAGCCAGTCCACCCGAGGGCCGAACCCCGGGGGGCAGTCCGGGACGTCCTCGGACCACGCAAGGCCGCACCGCACGCAGTCGCCGTCCTCGTCCGGTCCACCGATGTAGCGTCCAAAGTCAACCGGCCCGAGCGCCGGCTCGTAGCTCACCCACCGAACCGCGGCCGGCGTCCGCAGCAGGAGCGGGATCCGCTCGTCGGCGGTCGCTTGGTCCTCGACGGAGACACCGAGCCACACGTTCGGCAAGGGCCATGGCCAGCCCGCACCGTCCGCTCCGTCGAGGCGGTCGAGGCGGCCCACCCTCGCGTCCGGCCTCGCCGCTCGCATTGCTTGCTGCGCCATCGCGACGCAGAGGAAGGCGAGCGACGCAAGGTCCTGCGGCGCTCTCCGCCGCAGCCAGTCGAACCACGCGCGAGCTCGGCCCGGCCGCTTCGTGAGGATCTGGAACGTGTGCTGCGGCGCCAGCGCCATCGCGCCGAACACCGCGGCGATCGCCTCGTCAGCGAGGGCCTCGTGGAAGAGGTCGGACATGCTGTTGACGAACACCTGGCGCGGCTTCCGCCAGCGCAGCGGCTCGTCCAGCTTCGACGGCACCAGCTCCACGCGGCCCGTCCAGCGCCATGTCCCGTTGGTGCGCGCGACGCCAGTGCCACCGTGGTAGTCACCGGCGAGCCCGCGCGCGAAGCCCTCGAACTTCTGGCCCGCGCCGCTGAACCGCCCGGCGATCCGTTCGGCGTAGCAGTGCCGGCAGCCCTCCGACACGCGCGAACAGCCGCGCACCGGGTTCCACGTCACGTCGGTCCATTCGATCGACGTGGCCGTCATCGCCGGATCCCCCACCCGCGGCGGAGGTCGGCGATCCAGCCAGGCGACACGCGCTGGTCCCGCTCGATGCGGTGCAACACGAACGCGAACCAGAGGCAGCCCACGCCGACGGCCACGAGGGCGACGACGCCGGCGACGAGGAGGGCGACGGCGATCACGCGTGCCCCGCGCGGTGGTGGCAGACGGTGCCGTCAGGGTGGACCTCGATTGAAAGCAGCCGCTTGCGCTCCTCGAGGACGAGCTCCATCGCGCGAGCGATCCCGGCGAGGACACGCGGCGGCGCGCCGGCGAGCCGCCCGACTGTGAGCGCCTGGTCGAGCCGGCGGTAGACGTCCTCGTTCGCCCGGAGGGCGAGGTCGCTCGCGGTCACGACGCCGACCCCTTGCTCGACTGCGCGGCGTCCAGGACGGCGATCGCCTCGAGGTGCTTCGCGATCCGCGGGGCCGCGCGGCGAAGGGCGCCGAACATCTCGCCCTCGGCGGGGAAGCCGGGCCCAAACACCCGCCACGTGTCGGTGTCGTTGTAGCTGCCCTCCCACCGCTCGGCGGTCCACCGGCCGTCCTGGGTGCGCCAGCCGCTCGTGGTGCGCACCCAAATGACCGATCCGAACCTGCGGCGCTGGCCGACGGCGGGCGTGGCTGCGAGGCGGCGGGCGCTCACTTGCAGGCTCCGCTCGCGACGGCGGTCTCCTGGTGGATCTGCATCCAGACGAACGCCGCATCCCGGTCGAGGGCGCCGGAGTCCGCGCCGCAGCGGTTGCACCGGACGGAGTAGAGGCGCCCCGCGACCCCGATCGTCAGGTCGAAGCGCCGCTCGTCGTTGCTGACGTGGCCGGTCATCGAACGACGGTCCCGTCAGGGAGGACCACGAGCACGCGCCACGGGCCGCGGCGCCCGCAGAGGTCCGCCTCGTCCTCGGCCCACAGCGCGGCCGTCGACGGCGACCGGAACATGAGCGGCCGGCCAGGGCGGCCGACGATCCCGCGGAACGGGTTCGCCACCGTGTAGCGCAGCT